GGTCTCCTCTTCATACTCTTATGAGTGTAAGGAATGTACTATAGGAAGAGTTAAAGAGTCTAGAAAAAGCAAATCAACACAATTGATGTGGGAATATCCAGACTGGTAGGTGTTCACGCAGTGTTTCCCCGTTGAAAATAGTCTTTTTAATAAATATTTTTAGAATAATTCTGGACCTTTAGGAGAATTAAAGATGCCTCTAAATTTAGCATCTCCTGGAATTGTAGTAAGAGAGGTTGACCTAACTGTTGGTAGAGTAAACGCAGCATCCAATAAAGTTGGTGCTTTAGTTGCTCCTTTTGCCAAAGGACCCGTTAACCTCCCAACACTAGTTGAGACCGAACAAGATTTACTTAACGTATTTGGGGAACCATCTGCTACTGATAAACACTATGAGCACTGGATGGTTGCTTCATCATATCTGGCATATGGTGGATCCTTAAGAATTGTAAGAGCAGATGATGACGATCTTAAGAACGCATTTGCTGGAGCAGCTGCTAATACAAAGATTTTAAGTTTAGATGATTATAATAATAAAGGATATGATACGAGCACGATTACTGATGTAACTGTTGCCGCAAGAAATCCAGGATCTTGGGCAAATGGTATCAAAGTTGCATTGATTGATGCTAAGGCAGATCAAGTTTTGGTTGGTGTTTCTACAAATGTCAACTTAGCAACAATTGCAGTTGGTTACGGAGTAACTCAAGCAATTTCAGCAGTTCTTCCTGGCGCAGGAACAACTTCAGTTCTTGATGGATACCTAAAAGGTGTTATCACTGCTGTAAATGGAACAAGCGTATCTGTCAAAGTACTTTCACATGTTTCTGCCGCTGGAACAGAAACCGCAGTTGACTATCAACCATCTGGAGTTTATGCTTTCTCTGGTTCTGGTAGTGTTGCTATTCATACTAGCGGATCAACAGTCGCTGGAGGAACAACCACTTATACTTCACAACTAGATTGGTTTGATCAACAAACAATCACACTAACTAATTCAACAATCAGTTGGAATAACATTGCTGATCGCCCATCAACTTCTTCTTTTGCTGCTGCAAGAAGTTCAAGATTTGATGAACTACATGTAGTTGTTATTGATGACAAGGGCGATGTAACAGGAAACGCTGGAACAATTCTAGAGAAGCACCTTTCACTTTCTAAGGCAAAGGATGCCGAATTTTCTGTAGGATCACCTTCTTACTGGAGAAAGTATCTTGCGACTAATTCCCAATATATCTTTGGTGGAAGCGCACCAGCAGGAATTGTTACTTCAGCATATTCTTTAGGTTTTACGTTAGACGCTGATACTGGTTGGGATCAAGATGCCCAAGGAACAAACTTTGCTACAACTGGAGCAAATACATTAACTCTTGGTGGTGGTTTAAACTATAACGGTGAAACGGGAGTTTCAACTTCCGGTGCCTTTACAGTAACACTTGCTGGTTTAGTTGATGGATATGAACTTTTTGAAAATACCGATCAATATCAAGCAGACTTCCTGCTGATGGGTTCGGCAAATTATGCTAAAGAGACCGCACAAGCACTGGCAAATAAACTAATTTCCGTTGCCGAACTGAGAAAGGATGCTATTGCGTTCATCACCCCATATAGATTGGCATTCCTGAATGACACTGCTGCTGGTTCGGTAACAGTTAATTCTGATGCAACAATTACAGACAACGTAATTAGTTTCTACTCACCAGTTACATCCTCATCATTCGCAGTGTTTGATAGTGGATATAAGTACATGTATGACAGATTTGCTGATACATTCCGCTATGTTCCACTGAATGGAGATATTGCTGGTCTTTGTGCCAGAAATGATATCAACAACTTCCCATGGTTCTCACCAGCAGGAACTCAGAGAGGTGCAATCCTCAACGCAGTAAAACTTGCTTACAACCCAAGCAAGACTCAAAGAGACAAACTCTATTCTAATAGAGTTAACCCAGTTATCTTCTCACCTGGAGCAGGCATCACTCTCTTCGGTGATAAGACAGGACTTGGTAAGGCATCTGCTTTTGATAGAGTTAACGTTCGTAGATTGTTCATCTATCTTGAGAACGCTATCTCTGCTGCTGCAAGAGATCAAATGTTTGAGTTCAACGATGAGATTACAAGAACAAACTTTGTAAATACTGTTGAACCATTCCTCCGTGATGTACAGGCAAAGAGAGGTATCTTTGACTTCAGAGTTATTTGTGACGAAACAAATAACACTGCTGCGATCATTGACAACAATGAATTCGTTGCTGATATCTTTGTAAAACCTGCAAGATCAATCAACTTTATTGGTCTTACCTTTGTTGCCACCAGAACTGGTGTTTCGTTCGATGAAGTAGTCGGTACTGTTTAATTTAATCAAAGGAACCAAAAACCATGGCAGATCAATTCAATAGACCCCCACTAAGAACAATCACTGGTTTCAAAAGTAAACTGGTTGGTGGTGGCGCAAGACCCAATCTCTTTGAAGTAGAACTTGCTTTCCCAGAATCTCTTGGCATTGCCAATGATGTAAAGGAAAAATCAAGATTCCTGGTAAAGGCAGCTGCGCTGCCTGCTTCCAATATCACACCAATTGAGGTCAATTTCAGAGGAAGAATTCTGAAAATTGCTGGAGACAGAACATTTGATACCTGGACAATTACAGTTATCAACGATACTGACTTCATCATTCGTTCGGCATTTGAGAAGTGGATGAATTCTATCAATAAACTTTCTGATGGAACTGGACTTCAAAATCCAACAGACTATCAGTCAGATGCATATGTTCACCAACTGGATCGTGATGGATCAACTCTGAGAACTTATCAGTTCTATGATCTCTTCCCAACCAATATCAGTCAGATTGACCTCTCATATGAAACCACTGATACACTTGAAGAGTTTACTGTAGAAATGCAAGTTCACTGGTGGAAGGCAATCGCTGGATCAATTGGTGGTGAAAGTATTGAGTAATAAATAGATTATAACAACCAGTAGTTCATAGATTATAATGGCAAAACTTTTTGGTTTTTCAATTGAGAATGAGAAAAAACCCGACTCTGTAGTGTCCCCCGTTCCTCAAAATGATGAGGACGGGGTTGACCATTTTATACAAAGTGGGTTTTATGGTCAGTACGTAGATATTGAAGGTGTATATAGAAACGAATATGATCTAATTAAGCGTTATCGTGAAATGGCACTTCACCCAGAGTGTGATGCTGCCATTGAAGATGTTGTTAATGAGGCAATCGTTAGTGATTTATATGATTCTCCAATTGAAATTGAATTGTCAAATTTAAACGCAAGCGATAAAATTAAAAGCGTTATTCGCCAAGAGTTTAGACATATTAAAGAACTCATGGACTTTGATAGAAAGTGCCATGAAATTTTTAGAAACTGGTATGTTGATGGAAGACTTTATTATCTAAAAGTTATTGATGTTAAGAGTCCTGAGAGTGGTATTCAGGAGATCAGATATATTGATCCAATGAAGATGAAAGCCGTAAGGCAAATGAAGAAAGAACCAAATGATGGTAGAAATAATCCTTTGGTTAGAAAACAAGAAAGTGAAACTAATATTTTAAATCCAGAGATTGAAGAGTATTACATTTATACCCCAAACCCAAGTTACCCATTGGGTAACTTCTCTTCAAGAAATTCTCAAGCACAAAAATCTATCAAGATTGCTAAAGATTCTATCACATATTGCACTTCTGGTCTTGTAGATAGAAATAAGGGATCTGTTCTTTCTTATTTGCATAAAGCAATCAAAGCACTCAATCAACTTCGTATGATTGAGGACTCTCTAGTTATCTATAGACTTTCCAGAGCACCAGAACGCAGAATTTTCTACATTGATGTTGGTAATCTTCCTAAAGTTAAGGCAGAACAATATCTGCGCGACGTAATGTCTCGCTATAGAAACAAACTTGTTTATGATGCCAATACTGGTGAAGTTCGTGATGACCGAAAGTTCATGAGTATGTTAGAAGACTTCTGGCTTCCCAGAAGAGAAGGTGGTCGTGGTACAGAAATCACAACTCTTCCAGGCGGGCAAAACTTGGGTGAACTTGCGGATATTGAATATTTCCAAAAGAAACTCTACAGAGCACTTGGAGTTCCAGAATCCAGAATCGCCAATGATGGTGGATTTAATCTAGGCAGATCTTCAGAAATCCTTAGAGATGAACTTAAGTTTTCCAAATTTGTTGGAAGACTAAGAAAGCGTTTTTCAAATATGTTCAATGATATGTTGAGAACGCAATTGATCCTCAAGAATATTATCACCCCAGAAGACTGGGAAAGAATGGAAGATCATATTCAATATGACTTCATTTATGATAATCAGTTTGCAGAACTTAAAGAGTCTGAGTTGATGAATGAAAGACTTGGTTTGGCAGCAACAATAGAACCTTATATTGGTAAGTACTATTCTGTCGAATATGTTCGCAAAAAGATTTTACGTCAGACTGATGCTGAGATTATTGATATTGATAAACAGATTGAACAAGAAATCAAGGATGGAATTATTCCAGATCCAAGTGCTATGGATCCTATTACCGGAGAACCATTACCACAAGATGGTGCTGGTTTAGATATGGGAATGGGTGAAGTTCCAACAGAACCAGATCTTGAGGCACAGTCGACTGACGTTGATGCTCAGTTCCAAAAAGACACCAAAAAGGCTGAAATATAAATAAAGTATACTGTTATATAAAATTTTTATGGAAGATGTTATCGATTTGATTGCAACTGATTCTGCTGCTTCAGAAATTACTGATAAGTTGAAAGAACTTTTATACAGTAAAGCTGGAGAAAAGATTGAGGGTCTTCGCCCCTCAGTTGCTAATACAATGTTTGGTGAAAATGAAGAAGGTGATTCCACTGAGTCTAACGAGGAACAAGAATAATGGCAACAAAGGTTTTAGCAGGTGAATTAAATTTGCCGGTTGTTACCGGTGCCGCAACTAGTTTTAGTGGAGCAACTGTTGTTCGTCTTGTAAATACAGATACAGCAGCACATATTGTTACAATTGTTGAAACTCAAGGTGGGGCTGGAGTTGGATCAATGACTCTTCCAGCTGGATCTGTTGAGCAACTTGTTAAAACAGCAAGTCACTGTGTATTTGCTGATAGCGCACTAGTTAGAGGAACAAAAGTAGGATTTACAAACTAAGAAAATGAAACTTATCACAGAAGAAGTATCAGACGTTAAATTCATCACCGAAGGAAAAGGTGCTGAAAAGAAAATGTACATTGAGGGGATTTTCCTTCAAGGAGACATCTGCAACCGTAATGGTCGTATGTATCCTATGAACACTCTCTCAAAAGAAGTGCAGAGATACAACGAAACTTTTGTTCAAAAGGGTCGTGCTCTTGGTGAACTCGGTCATCCCGATGGTCCTACCGTCAATCTTGACCGTGTTTCTCATAAGATTGTTTCTCTCGTTCAAGAGGGTTCAAACTTCATGGGCAAGGCACAACTTCTTGATACCCCAATGGGTAAGATCGCAAAATCTTTAATCGGTGAAGGCGTTACTCTTGGTGTTTCTTCTCGTGGTGTGGGTTCACTCAAAATGACCAATGAGGGTCATAAAGTTGTCGGTGAAGATTTCATGTTAGCAACTGCTGCTGATATCGTTGCCGATCCTTCCGCTCCTGACGCTTTTGTTCAGGGAATTATGGAAGGTAAAGAGTGGGTTTGGGAAGGTGGTATTCTTCGTGAAAAACTTGCAGAACAAACTCAGAAGAGAATTAACACTCTCGTTGATCAAAAAATTCTTGAAGAAAAGAAACTGGAACTCTTCCAAGATTTCTTATCAAATCTATAAATTATAAATAAATACAGATTATATTTAAAAAATCTAACAAACACATGTCCGTTGGTAGCAATTTACAAGAAATGGAAAACGTAGTAACCAAAGGAGCAAAAGCCGCTGATCCCATGCCAAAGTTGGATCTGGATACCCCAGGTCAAACTGCAAGTTGGGAAGATCTTGGCGGACCTACTCCAGAAAATTACAAGTCCGACGATGATTCGGCAAAACTAAAAGAGCCTAGCGCAACACTTAAGCAAGTTAAGGACGTTGTCAACAAAGGTGCTAAACCTGCTGAGGCAATGCCTGCTGGTATGAAAGAAGAAACTGAAGCAGAAGAAGAGGAAGTCCTCGAAGATGCTGAAGAAGAAGTTCTTGAAGTAGAAGCAGAAGGCGAAGAAGTTGCCGAAGAAGAGGAAGA